AAATAGAATATAAACCAGTAGAAAGAAAAGGAGATAACTATTAATGAGATACAAAGTTGTAGGCCCTCCAGGAACTGGTAAAACTAGAAGACTATTAAATAATGTGCAGAGATACTCTGATATTGGAACACCTTTGAATAGAATAGGTTACTTTGCATTTACAAGAAAAGCTGCGGGAGAGGCAAGAGATAGATTCTTAAAAATAAAAACAGAACTTACCAAAAAGGATATAAAATATTTTCAAACACTACACTCTTTGGCTTTTAATACTTTAGGTTTAAAAGAAGAAAACGTCATGCAGGAGTTAAACTATAAAAAAATAGGTGAGACATGTGGCATACAGATAAAGTATGCATCATATGAAACAAACAATTGGAATGGTATTTTTTCATCTGATAGTGAGTATTTAAGCATGATTAATCTTGCAAGAGTAAGGCAGATATCCGCCATGGATCAACTAGATAGAAACGAGCATTTATCTAGAATAGAAAGAGATAAATTAGATGCGATAGAAAAAGAAATAAATAATTATAAAAAAACATACGGTCTTATAGACTTTACTGACATGATACAAAAATTTTTAGACCAAGATGTTACACCAAAGTTTGATGTTATATTTATAGATGAGGCGCAGGATTTGTCATTAATACAATGGTCTATGATAGATAAAATAGAGAGAGATACTAACTGCGATGTGTGGGTTGCAGGTGATGATGATCAAGCCATATTTGGTTGGGCAGGCGCTGATGTAGACTCTTTTATTGACTGGGAGGCTGAGGAGATACCACTAAAACAATCAAAAAGAGTGCCAATAACCATACAGGAAAAAGCATTAAATGTCATTGACAGAATACAAGATAATAGGATTGACAAAGAATATTTTCCAAAGTCAGAAACTGGAGAAATTTTTGAAAGATATAAACTGTCTGACATAGATTTATCAAAAGAGGATTGGTTAATACTAACAAGAACAAAGTCACTATTAAAACCAGTAATAACTTTTTTAAAAAAGAAAGGTTTCTTTTTTTGCACAGCGCAAGGTAATAGCATAGGTAAAAGTTTATATGAAGACATACAGAACTGGCATTTAATACAAAAGAAAAAACATGTAGCTGACATACATGTGCAGAGAATAAAAGAAAGAATAAATGGGACAATGAACATATCTTTAAAATGGTATGATGCGTTTAATAAATTAACCGATAGTCAAATTACTTACATGAGGTTGTTATTATTAAACAATGAAAATGTTACCGAAGATCCAAGAATCACGGTATCAACAATACATGGGGCTAAAGGTGGTGAGGCTACGAACGTAGTTTTATTTTTAAACGAGACAGCTAACACGATTAAAGGTGCTAAAAGATCCATAGCTAAAAGAGACGAGGAGTATAGAGTTTGGTATGTGGGTATCACACGGTCTGCAAAAAATTTATATTTAATAAAATCACAAAACAAATCTAAGGAGTTTAAATTATGAGTGCATATGAAAAACAAATAGCGGGTGGACACTACATTAGTTTTAAAATACAGCCCTCGAAGTTTATAAATGACAACAAGTTGCTTTTTGCGGAGGGCAATGCTATAAAATACATATGCAGACACCCGCACAAAGGGAAGAAGGATGACATACTGAAAGCCATACATTATTTAGAAATGATAATTGAAAGAGATTATAAATGATATTTAAAGCACAGACCGAGTGGCTTAAACCCACAGAGTTTCCAGACTTAAGATTTTGTGAGGAGATTGCAATCGATTTAGAAACACACGACCCAGACTTAAAAACTATGGGGTCTGGTTCTGTAATTGGTAAAGGTAAGGTCGTAGGTATTGCAGTTGCAACAGAGGGTTATTCTGGATACTTTCCATTCGATCATGAGGGTGGTGGTAATCTAGAAAAAAGTAAAGTAATTCAATGGTTTACGGACATTTGTAAAACTACCTCTACAAAAATATTTCACAACGCCATGTACGATGTGTGTTGGATTAGGGCCATGGGCATACCAATTAACGGAACTATAATTGATACCATGATTGCAGCATCACTCGTAAACGAAAATAGGTTTAGATATGATCTTGGATCACTTGGTTGGGACTATTTAAGTCAAGGTAAAAATGAAACAGAACTAAACAACGCTGCAAAAGAATGGGGCATAGATCCAAAAGCCGACATGTGGAAACTACCTGCGATGTATGTGGGTAATTACGCTGAACGTGATGCAGAGTTAACGTATGGACTGTGGAAGATAATGCAAAAAGAAATAATGGATCAAGATTTAAATTCTATTTTTGATTTAGAAACAGATCTTTTTCCTTGTTTGGTAGACATGCGTTTTTTAGGAGTGAGAGTAGATGTTCAAAAAGCTCACACAATGAAGCAACAATTAGCATCAGAAGAAAAAGAACTCCTGCAAAAAGTAAAAACAGAGACAGGAGTAGATACTCAGATATGGGCAGCAAGATCGATAGCCAAAGTGTTCGATAAACTAAACTTACCTTATGAAAGAACTTTAAAAACACAAGCACCATCATTTACAAAAAATTTCTTGTCTACACATAAACATCCTTTAGTAAAATGCATATCAAAAGCCAGAGAAATAAACAAGGCACATACAACATTCATAGATACAATTATAAAACACGAACACAAAGGTAGAATACATGCAGATATAAATCAGATTAGATCTGATACAGGAGGCACAGTAACTGGTAGATTTAGTTACTCTAATCCAAACCTACAACAAATTCCTGCTCGCAACAAAGACTTAGGGCCATTGATCAGATCCCTCTTTATTCCTGAATCTGGTTGTGAGTGGGGATGCTTTGACTACAATCAGCAAGAGCCTAGGTTAGTAGTTCACTATGCATCCCTAGATCAAGATACAAGCGTCTTCGGTGTTAAGGACTCTTACCTACAAGACGATGCAGACTTTCACACAATCGTTGCGAAGATGGCTGACATACCCAGAACTCAAGCAAAAACAATTAATCTTGGATTATTTTATGGCATGGGTAAAGCAAAGCTACAAGCAGAGTTAGGTGTATCAAAGGAAAAAGCTGAAGAGCTGTTTACTGTTTATCATGAAAGAGTTCCGTTTGTTAAAACTTTAATGAACTCTGTATCTAACAGAGCACAACAAAGAGGACAGATAAGAACCTTACTCGGTAGATTATGTAGGTTTCATTTGTGGGAGCCTAGTAGATTTGGTGTTCACAAAGCGTTACCTTTTGAACAAGCTCGTCAGGAACATGGAGCAGGTATCAGGCGTGCTTATACTTACAAAGCTTTGAATAAATTAATACAAGGATCAGCCGCAGATATGACAAAAAAATCTATGTTAGAGTTATATAAGGAGGGCATTGTTGCACATATACAAGTACATGATGAACTAGATATATCTGTGGAAAGTGATATAAAAGCAAAACGTATAAAAGAGATTATGGAATCCGCAGTTGAGTTAGAAATACCAAGTAAAGTGGATTATGAATTTGGTAAGAACTGGGGAGAGATAAAATGAGGATTGACTATGGCTTACTTAAATGCAAATATACCGCCGATTTATGCACAAATACGAAGGGAGTATTTATATGATCTTAAAAAACATCACGGAGAAGTTGAAGACTGTATTGTCTTCGGCATTACATCTATTGCTGGGACTGCTATCTTATGCCATGCAATTATGGAAAGCGGGGCTATCTTTTATCGTCTCCCGATATCTGCCTTCATACAGCGAGGCTTTAAACCAGAAGAAGTTCCTAAACGTAGACTTGACGAGTTGGAGCTTTGGAATTGTTTTAGTTATTATCCTGCTGTTACTAATTGGGATATAATACAAGGCACCCATGGTAAATACATGGGAAAAGATAGGAAGTGGCACCGAGGAAAATATTTATTTACTATTGACTGGGCACACCCAGATTGTAATATAATAGACGCTGAACATTCAGAAATACCACACGAACATAAGTGTGCGCACATATTAGAATTAGACGATGGCAACTTTGCTGCGCAACCAAATAATAGAATAATTTGGGATATACCCTCATTTACGGTTAAAGACGAAATTCCTAATTGGAAAGTGCAGACATCTGAATGGAATGTAGAAGATACTGGTGAATGGAAGACATCAGATACGGATGACTTCTTTTACGAGATTGAGGAGAAAAAACATGATTAAAAAATTTATAAGAAGATGGATTTTGAGACCTATAAAAAGAATTAAGGATAGGTTTAAAAAATGACATTAGGACAATTCTGTAGTGAGTGTCATCATCCTTGTCATTGTGGTGAAGATAACGATCTACATGCAGACGAATACGGAGTGTGTACTTGTGAAGGCTGTAAATGTAAAGATTCGAAGATTGAGAAAAAAGATGAGGACTAAAACCGTAGAAAATAACTATTATTTTACGGGAGTTCTAATACTTTTATTGACTCTTTTAGCTTTTTGTGGAGGCCCTGCACATGCAGGGTCAACACAGACGAACACATCTGGATCTAACACAGCGATTGAGGGCGGGTACACATCCACGGCAACTACAACATATCAGTCTGGATCAAGTTCTAATAGCACAACAACTAATACAACAAATTCTAATATTAGGTCAGCGCCACCATCAGCTTCAGCACCGTCTTATAACTCCATGACGCAAGACGTTTGTGCCGTTGGAGTATCAGCAGGAGTGCAGACATTTGGTGTAGGTTTAAGTGGTGGTAAACACACAATAGACAAGAATTGTGAAAGATTAAAATTAGCAAGAATACTTAACGATTTTGGTATGAAAGTTGCTGCCGTTGCTATATTATGTCAGGATGAAAGAGTATTCGAGTCCATGATACAAGCAGGAACACCATGTCCAATAGATGGTAAAATAGGTAAAGAGGCACAAGCTTTGTGGTCTAAATATGATCACGAAAGACCAGATTACAAAACATATGTAAAACGTATGGATGATAGAAAAGCAAAAGAAAAAAAGATCGCTGAGGCGATAGCGAAAGAAGAAGCTAGGTTGAAAGAAGAAGAACTTAAAAATTTAAAAAAAGTTAGATAATGAAAATTAATGAGAACACAAGCCTGTCAATGCCAATCAAGAACATGTTGGCGATCATCGGGGGCGTTATTATTGGCGTGCTCGCATGGTCAGATTTAACAGCTAGACTTACCTCGTTAGAAACATCGAGAGAGTTGTTTCAGGCTGACCTACTTAAAAAAAGTGAACAACTGCCCACGGACCAAGAGCAGTACATGTTATTGGAAGCACTTTTTTCTGATGTAGAGAAGTTACAAAAAAATCAAGAACAAAACATGACAAACAAAGTCAACATAGAATTTACTCAAAAACAATTAGAAAAATTATTATCTGATGTAGAGGAGCTAAAAGATAAGGTTAGAGCAAACGGGAGTCATCAATGACAGAGATGGTGGTAGCTTTACTTATGATAATAGGAGGAGAGATTAAAGAGGCACGTATCCAGACTTCAATGTCTGAGTGTCTCAAAGGGGCTCGTCTAGCAAAACGTGGTTTAAAAGTTGGTGGTAATATAAAATATCAATGTATAAAATCTATGGCAGAGTTAGAATTAAATATTGATAACTCAAAATCAATTAAAAAACTTATATTAGAATGAAATGGTTTGTAGGTCTTTTTATTATATTTCTTTTAATGTTGTATGCAGTTGCAAAAGCTGATGTAATTACAACAGGTAACTTACTTCCAAACGCAAACGATGGTGTAGACTGGGGATCTAGTTCTACAGATCAAATAAATCCTGGTGGATCTGGAACTGTATCCACTGGCTCTACATTAAATGGATTTGATGTAACATGTCCTGCATCACAAGCTAACTGTGGATACAAGTATAGTGTTGGTGGTGACTTTGAAGTTACTGGCACATCAACTCTTTCCGTAACTGATGTTAATTTAACAAATAACAATATAACTCAACAGATGTTAGACAATGGTGTAACTCTTGATAGCTACATCGATGTTGCAAACTGTGATAATCAAGCGGGTAACTGTGAGGGTAAGAGTGGAGCAACGGACTCGCACACGGTTACGATAAATTTAAAAGACTCATCTGGTAATATTTTATCCACAACAACACAAACAAGAACAAACATAGCAGGGTTTCAAGGAAACTGTAATGGTTATCCAACAAGTTCATCAGGTGGCCAGACCGCAGGTTGTGGTCAGTATAATGATCAGGTGATTTACAATGGTCATGGATCTAATAAGTTTGATTGGTCTTGGAGTGGCACAGATAACAACACAGGTACGGCACAAAGAGGTGGCCCTAATTTACTTGGTGCTAAACTCACAATGACTTACGATGACACAACTATAGCTGACAATATAGTGCAAGAGATAGGAGATATATTTGAAGAATTACAAGAAGAAGTTTTTGAAGATTTTTCTTTTGGTGAAATAGAAGAATTGTTTGAAGAAATGATAACATTTTTTGATGAACCACCCATGGAAGAAATGATGACAGAGGGTTTTGAGGATATGTCTTTTGAACCAATGTTAATGGTAATAGATGAAATGCCAATGAA